GTCTTCATCTTCCATGTCTTCATCTTCCATGTCTTCATCTTCCATGTCTTCGTCTTCCATGTCTTCGTCTTCCATGTCTTCGTCTTCCATGTCTTCCATGTCCTTAAAATGCTTCTTAGACATTTTGCCGCATTTATATCCACATTTTTTTGCACATCGGCTGCACATACCGTCTCCAGACTCACCTGAATCGCTTGAAGAATCTGAAACACTTACTTCGATTTCATCATCAGAATTTTTGCCATCCGTTGTTGCTCCGCAACCGATCATTCTGGAATGAGCTTTTTTATTTTTCTTTTTTTTCTTTTTTTTAGGCTTTTTGGCCTCTTCTAGATTTGATCCAAAAGGAGTGCTCATGCCGAGATTGGTTGGAGAAGATAAGCCTAGAACGTAACTAGGCATAACAGATTCGCTAATTAATTTCCATTGTTTGTATGAAATCATAGATTCCTCTTACTATTAAAAGTTAACAATATATATGTAAAGTTATCAAATTTTCCACATATTTGTTGATGTTAGTCAAATTTAAAAACAAAATTATCTACGAACTATTTTCAAGATGAACAAAAAAATTTTATTTTTTTTAATATTTATTGGCTTTGTTTTAATTTACGAACAAGTAAACAAAAAACAAAAAAAACCTTTTGTATATCTATCTCCTCAAGATCAAATATTAGAAGAAAAAGAAATTCCTCAAAAAAATGATGGAATATCGCTGGTTGCTCATCTGAACCAGCAATTAACAAAGATTCATTCTGTTTATGATAAAAACTGTATCATTTATTTTAAACAAGGAAATAGTCCAACTTTTAGAGTATTTGGTGAGTTAGCTATTGAAAAAGAAAAAAATTTTAGACTCGTAATTAGTCATCGTTTAACTGGCAAAGAAATGGATTTAGGTTCTAATGACAAAGTTTTTTGGTTTTGGAACAAGCGTATGAACCCTCCAGTTCTGCATTTTTCCACTCATGTAAACCTCCATAAAACAAACTTAAAAACTGTATTAAATCCTATTTGGTTGATGGAATCGTTTGGCATCTTTCCAATCGATTTTAAAGATGCCGAAATTTCTAAGTATAAAGATTCCTGGTTTGTAAAAACAACGAAGATTTCCTCGTCTGGTCAAAAAGTGAAATATGTCATTTTGATTAATCCCGTTTCTAAAAATATAATTGGAAGGTATTTATACAACGAAAAAAATCAACTTTTTGCAAGTAGTGAATATCAAGAATTTGATGGAAGTTTAGCCAGAAAAATTACTTTTATTTGGTACGATGAAAACATAAACTTAGAAATTAATTTAAATAGTTACCAAATAAATAAAGGCATCGATCCAAAATATTGGTCAATGCCTTTAAGTGAAAGTGCTATCGATATTGGGAATTAGGATTGTTTTCGATTCATTCTATTTTTGATTACTTGTCTACGCTCTGTTTGCAATCTTCTCTTCTCGGCACTTATTCCAGATGGATTGATATTCATCTGGGCGTTGAGACTTTGGACAGAGGCGGGTGCAGCTGGCCTTCTAACCGCCGAGCCAATTCTGTTGTTCATTGGGGTGCGTGGTGGTGTAGTTGACGATCTGCTTCCTTGCCGTTTATTTTTGTTACATGAACATCCCATTTTCACCTCATAAAAAAAGTTTATTTCTAGTTTTGTAGACTGGATTTTCTTTTTGCCTGCGTGACAAGATTCTGTCAATTAATTCTTTTCTTTTTGAATCAATTGCAGTTTTAGCTACATCTTCCGTTTTTGCATGTCCGCATCCACATCCTGTAGATTTTTTTGGCGAAAGTTTTTTTTCCATATATTTATATATTTATACTGGGCTTTTTTTAGAAAATGAAAGGAGTCGTGTGGTCAAATAAAATTGTTTTTTGGTGAAATCACCCCCTCTCGAATTTTAAATATTTTGACCACACGACTCTTAAACTAAATCCAACCAGTCTTTGTAGCTTCATTGATCTGTTCTATAGTAACTCGTCTCCCTAAAAATTCACTAACAGATTCGGCAAAATGCTTTTCAATGTCTTTTTGTACTGCATAGAAAAAAGCAGGACCCATTTTTTTTGCTTCGAACAATGAATTTACATCAACCTGCCAATCTAAAAGCTCATCATCAATAAAGATGGCCTTTTCTACTCGGCCAGCTTCTCCAGCTCGTAATTTTACCTCAAACCTTTTTTTGCCTTCGTTTCTTAGTATTTCTTCTGATTTTTCCATATTACATCTTTGGTGATAAAATTGTCGTTAATATTTATGTTTTATATTAGTTTTGAATATATATTTTTGATAATTTATTGTTTTATTTGAATTTTTTATTTAGGAAGGATGTACTAGATAAAATTCCAAATTTTAAAACGTATGAAAAGAATGTAAAGACACAATCGATGAATTTGAATGCACGCAAAGGATGTTTCATATGTCAATAATTTGGAGGATAAATGGAAAAGGAATTAAAGGATGTGATCCAAGCTTTGGAAAGGATCAAAGGTTTTAAATTTATCGATGCCAGTTTCAAGGGAGATTGGATCCATTTTCGCATGGATTCTAAAGCTAATCTCAACTTTCTTACAAAACAATTAAAAGAGTTAAAAGAAGAGCACAGTCTAGATCTTGTTGTTTTAGGAAACAAAAATGATCCTAAAGAAACAACCTATCAACTTGTGCTAAAATCTTCCGATAAAGTATCTGCTTTAGAATCTCTTGCTGAGAAATTGCAGAAAAAGCCAAGAGCGAAAAAAAAGCCAACTCATAAATTTCAAGAGTTGGGAATACCAGATCTATCCCTGGTTACCATGCGGCAAATAGCCAACGAGCTCAAACAGAGATCAAATTTGACATTTGCGTTAGTGTGGATAGAAGATCATGAGATCGACAATATTGCCATAGAAGGAGCTGGAAACCCTACCCAAATAATAGGGCTTTTATCTCGTGGCACTCATCTCGCTATTGAATGGGCCGATAAAAACATTAAGTTTTTTAAGCCCGACGGAGATGAGTTTTAATCATTCAGGAAGTAAATGAAGGGAATTTATAAGGAGGAATATGACATATCAGAATGGACCTATTTTAACTTCAAGTCAGAAGCAAATTTTATATGGAACAATTTTAGGAGGCTCTTCAATCATCAAGCCCGAAAGAGGTAAAAATTGCTACCTTGCTATGAGAGATTACGACTACGAATGGCTTTCCTACAAAATTGATTTGCTCAAAGACTTTTTCAAAGTAGACAAAAACACTATCAAAAAAGACAAAAACACCTTTCGGTGCTATAGTATTGCATTTCCAAGCTTCAACGATCTTTATGATTCGTTTTATAAAGACGGAAAAAAGATTGTTAGCAAAGATGTCTTGGAAATTCTTACCGACGAAGCTTGGATGGTTTGGTTTGTCGATGCAGGAAGAAAAACGAAGCTCAAAGCTTACTTGAGAACTCATAAATTCGGAGAAGAAGGATCAAAAGCAATTGCGAATTATTTCAATTCTTTGGACTGCGATTGTAATGTTCATCTTTGTCGCAAAAGATTTGAAATTGTATTTAACAACAAAGGTTGCAATGAACTTTTTAGCTATATTAAGCCTAAATTTCCGAAATTTATCGCAGACAAATTTGATTGAATTTTTAAGATTGGCATGAACCTGGACCACCACCTTGGCCACACTTTTTTACGCCACTAGCTTTTGGTTCACGAGTTGTCCTTGGTCCGGGTTTGCCAACGCTTGAAGTAGCTTTTCCCTTACTGAACCAAACTTCATCTAATTTTTTTAACCACTCTTTAAAATTAAGCATGAAATATCTATGCTTGAAATAAAAAAAGGAACCGGCAAAACCGGTTCCTTTTAAAATTTTTCACGAACCTAATTTATAAACTTAGGTTCCAGAAGCTGCAGGAGCAGAAGGAACATCCTCTGCTGGAGGAGTCGGCTGAGCAGGAGCAGCACAGGTCGGCTCAGCAGGAGCAGCACAGGTCGGCTCAGCAGGAGCAGCACAGGTCGGCTCAGCAGCGTTACAAGAATTGCAAGCTGGCTGACTTACTACCAACGATCGGCTAACGATACGACGAGGAATTCGAACAACACAAGCATCGCAGCTTGCCTCGCAAGAATCACAAGCAGCATCAGCGGCAACCACAACACCAACGGTATTCAAACCACATCCAACCGTCGAAGCACAACGGCTTAATACAGTTCCAACTCCGTTCAAAGTAGTGCGAACAGGCTGAGCAACAATCGCTCGACGAACTCTAGTTACGCTCTTCTGTTCCACTACATTCTGCCCACGGCAATTCGTGCCTAGATTGCGAGAAACAGTTCGAGTACGAGCAACATAAGTGCCTCGAACACGTGCTGCACGACCTCGGCAATTACCTGCCTTAACAGTAGACCCGCCACAATCATTCGCAGCAACAGCAGCACAATCAGCAACAGCTACGCCGCCGCAACCGGCTACAGCCCCACCTTTAGAAGTTTCTGGCTGACCAAGAACCAAAACGGCAGCAAACACAAAAAACAATGCAACGATCTTCTTCACTTCATTCTCCTTCCAAAAAAATTCTTGAGTCAAACTACATGACTCTAACATAATCCTATTATAGTAGGTCCAGGTAGAAAATCAAGAGACTAACTTCCTAAGTCTTGGCTAATTTTCTGATTTCGCCCAAAGAAATTTTGACCTTAGGATCTCGCAAAATTCTTTCAACTAAATTCTTTCCTTGGCTAGAGGTCATTTTTTCCCAAGCAAATTTTCTAGTTCCAAGACCAAATTCGTCAAAAGCTTTCCTTAGATTATCAAACAAGGTCTCGACAGCGTCAATTTTGTTGCTGCTTCTGTCTTTTCCCTCGTCCAGTCTAAATTCTTTAAAAGATTTCATTTTTACCTTTCTTTTTTCTTATTTAGATCTAATTCGCAAAAAAGTTAAATAAAAACACTATCTTAAATCAAACCTTCTTGCAAAGGAGAAAAAAGTGGCAAAGAAAGATTTTTGGATTTTCTGGAAGAAGAAAGAAAAAACCTTTACTTCCGATCAGGTTAAGGAACTTCTCGACAAGGTTCGAGAGTTTAATGCTGGGGCTATCGATCCTTATCTAAACAAGCATGTAGATAAGAAGTTCGATGAGTGGGCGCAAAAACATAAGTAGCCTAAAAAACACCGTGAGGTACACATAAACCAACACTGGTAGATAGAAAAAATGCACCGAAAACAACTAAGCTTCCGGTGCATTTTTTTTTGTTTGATTAATAACGACAGCAACAATACCAAGTGCCGTTTGCTGCCTGAGCGTATCCAACCTCTTTAGGGCTCATTTGCCTTCGGTAACAACAGTTCATTTCGGCTTGATGCGGCGTAGACCCACTTCCGCAACCTTCGTAGCCTCGATTGCCTCCAAAATGCCCTACTCTACCGATTCTAGCCATAATATTGGCAACACCCTGAGCAGAAGATACTTCTCCTCCATAGTTTCCAGCTGCTCTAGCTTGACTGCTTGTCGTATAGCTTTGATGCCCTCTTCTTATTCTAGCCTCTACAGAGCAAGCCATAACGCTGAAGATAAGCCAAGAACAAACGAAAAGTCTTGTCATGCACGATCCTTTCAAGATGCTGAAACGAAAAGCAAACCATTCCAAACTGCATCTTAGCAAATTTAATCGTGATGTCAATCCAAGGAATTTAGAATCCACTCAAGTCCATCTTTTAAAGAATCGTTGTAAACCACTTCGTCCATAAAGGGGGAAAATATACGTGGAACATCAAATTTGTCGATGTTAAAAAAGCTTTCAAAACTGTGATAATCAGAACTTAAAGATTTTTCAAAATACTTAACTGTTTCGATTTTTGCTGCTAAATACAATCTATCATCTTCTTCATAGATTCGAAATGCATTACGCAGTAAATTTCCCCCTGCGTGGAGGTCGTCAAAGTCGTAAAAGCCGATTAAATAATTTTTTAATAATCCGAAAAACTCAAGTTCATAACCAGATTTATATCCATCAGTAGAGGCTGATTGAAGCATACTCATAATTTCTGGGTCTGATTTGGCCATTTTTTCTAAGTCATCTTCATCAAAATCTTCGTCAAGCTTTTTTTCTGCAATTTTTTCAAGCAGCTCTTTATTTTCTGATTCAGCGTAACTCCTAAAGTTACTAAGAGCCTCAGAGTCGGGAACTGAAAAATCCATTTTATCTATGTCTAAATCGTTGAGATCTGGCAAGTGTTCGTGAAGATTTGTAATTTCTCTTAGAAAATTTTGAACAAAATCATAAAGAGAGTGTCCTCCTCGATTCAAAATGACTTCTTGGTTTTCTAGATCTAAATCTAACCTGACTGGATGATCAGAGTTCAATAAATCAGCCAATTTAACAAGACTTTCATTTTTATTTGTCGAATACAAGTTTAAAATTGAACCAACATAATCATTTATGAAGGGATTCTTTTTCAATAAAACTTGCTGATTTTCAGGAGAAAGATCTGAAACCATAAAGTTGTTTTCAGGCTTATATCCGCCTCCTTTTATAAATTCAATAATAGGCTCTCCTTTCCAAGTTCCAAGCAGCAAAGCCATTATTTGAGGATGGAATTTAGAAGATGGCTTACCGTTATCACGACCTTTGCTTTCTCCTAATTTACGATTATTAACGATAAACGTTAGATAAGCAGCTCCATCTGGTCCTCTTAATGAAAATATATTATCCCCAGGACGACGGCCTACGTTGCCACAATGGCCCATAGCATCACCCTCCTGCTTGCAATATCCCCTGTTCAAACTCACCCAAGTCCATCCAGAAGGCATGCCATCTAAAGGAACTATCTCCCCCTCCGCAGGTTGGGGACGCTTGGATACCTTTAATCTCTCATGATACTCCTCGTTATCCCTCGACATTTCCTCAGGGCTGTACTCCAAAGAATTTAACTTTTTCTTGAATTCACTCCAATGATTGTTTGATTGATACATGATAAAATCTCGAAAATGATTAATAGTATCACGAACTTCTCTTTTGGCCTCTGCAGTTTGCAAATTAGTCAAGACAATCGACGTTGGTGAAAACAATTCTGGATCTTTTTTTATCTTCCAAAAAAGAAATAACTTAGCCAAAGAGTCTTTAATGTCTTGTCTTAGCTGAAAAGACTGATTTATTATTTCTTTTATTTCTTTTGATAAAAATTGAACGTTTTCTACAGATGAAATTTTGCGATCTTTTAAATATTGTGTAACGGTTGATTCTTCTAATAGCCACTCTTTGAATAACAATTGCATAAACTTTTTCCTAAAAATACAATATTTCTTAAGTATATAGATGAAACTTGCCGTTTATTTTTGAGGTGAAAATGACTATTGAAGACATGCTTTCTGGCCTGAATGCAAATTTTTCTCAAGTAACTGATTTGATTCCAAACAAATTTAATTTTGCAGATGAACCTGATATTGATAATTTTACTCTAAGGATTTTAGGAAACTTTGTAACCGAGTTATCAGATGGAAAAATAATATGGGCAGGAAAAACTGAATTACGAGCTTATAATTCAGACAATAACGAAACCGTATATTTACAAAACATCCTAAAATATAACAAAAATGGAACCATCGATACTTCTTTTTCGCCCCCAACATTTACTGGTGGCCCTTCTGGATTTGTTCGATCGATTGCTGAACAAAGCGATGGCAAATTAGTCGTTGGTGGCCATTTCACAAAAGTTAACGGAATTACAGTAAATTATATTTGCAGATTAAACGCCGATGGATCTGTTGATGAAACATTTAATACGGGTGAAGGCTTTAACAACAGTGTGCTTTCAATAGGTTTGATTTCGGATGATTCGATTTTTGTAGGTGGGATTTTTACAGACTTTGATGGAAATGCGGCAAATTATCTTGTTAAGCTAAATTCAGATGGAAGTTACAGCTCAGATTCTGCAAATGTTGAAGCAGTCCCATTAGATAGTACTGTACACATTGTCAAAATTACTGCATCAGACAAAGTTTTGGCAGGTGGTCAATTTACCGGAAAGATAAAGTGCTACAATGACGATGGAACTGAAGAAGCAGGATTTGTAATAGGAAACGGATTTGCAGAGCCTAACAACAATCCTTCTAATGCTAGAGTAAATGATTTTGCTTTACAAGATGATGGCAAAATACTTGTTGCTCATTGGTTCAAGGAATACAATGACGTTCCTATTTCAGTTGGGCTTACAAGACTAAATTCTGATGGAACACTAGATGATTCTTTTCATTTTTTCCATGGAGACACAAAAACAATCAGTGGAATTGCCACTTCAAGCGGAGGATCAACTTTAGTTACATGCACAGCCCATGCTTTATCTACAGGAGATATCATTTCTGTTTCTGCTTCTGATTCTGTTCCCGATATCGATGGATACTGGGAAATCACTTATGTTTCTGATGACGAATTTTCAATTCCTTTTAGCGAAGTAGTCACCGCAGGAACAACTGGCACGATTCTTAAAGCTGAAGGCTTCGCAAATTCAGATACTGCTGATTGGCGAAACCAAGCACCACAAGCAATCGCAGTCCAAAGTGATGGCAAAATAATAGTCGGGGGTTGGTTCGAGGAATTTGACGGTAATCCTCAAAATTATTTAGTAAGACTTAATGATGATGGTTCCTTTGATGGTACTTTTGATGTAGCCGATAAGTTTTTAAAGGTGGGAGATGAAAAACGTATTCAAGACATTTATGTTGATGAATCTAACAATATTTGGTTGGCTCATGATTTAAGAATTTATGACGGTAATTTTTCAGATGGTCTCACAAAAATCGATTCTACCGGTGATTTTTTGGAAATTGATTTAATCACATCTGTAGATCGGGATGGTTTGAGTTGGGAAAATCCCTGGGTTCATAAAATTCTACAGCAAGATGATGGAAAAATAATTGTTTGTGGAGCAGAATCTCGTCAAGACGGATTTAAAGGAATTCGCAGACTAAATTTAGATGGATCTGAAGACACCACTTTCGGTCCTGTGCATGTGAACGCAATGATACGTAAAGCAGATTTTCAAAATGATAAAATAATTATTGCTGGCGACTTTACTCAAGTTCATTCTCGATCCTGCAAATACATAGCCCGATTAAACTCCGATGGAAGCCTTGATGAGACTTTTAATATCACAACTGGCGTAGACGGAACAATTTATGCTTTAAAAGTTTTATCAAATGATAAAATATGGATAGGCGGTGGATTTAGTCAATTTGGAGACGTGCCCATTAGCTATGCTTGTAAACTTACAGCCGATGGAGATTTGGATTTAAGCCCAATTTTTTTAAACATAAATAATATAGTCCACGTGATTGAAGAAGACGCAGATGGCAAAGTTCTTATCGGAGGGCAGTTCGAAGCTTCTCCAATAAGTATCTCTAACGTCGCTACCTCTGTTGGGTCCACAACTGAAATTACCTTAGCATCAAATCACAATTTAGATTCAGGTGCTTACGTTTACATTGAAGACTCTGCTTCTGAACCACCAGTAGACGGCATTTGGGAAATTTCAAATGCTTCTGGAAATTCATTTACAATTGATCTTGACACGGTCACTGTTAGCAACTCAGGCGGTACTTTCTACTCATATCCACATAATTATTTATTCCGTTTAAATGCAGATGATACGGTTGACACAGATTTTCTTGTAAGCACTTTTAACAATAGCGTCGGCAACAGTCCACGTGTAAGCTCGCTTGGTATTCAAGATGATGGAAAAATTATCCTTGGACATTGGTTTGAAGCATACGGAGTAAACCAAAGCAAATATCTTACCCGTGTAAATGCTGATGGATCTTACGATAGTTCTTTCGAACAAGAAGGAACAGGCTTGTCTGCATCCTATGGCGGAACCATGGCAGTCAGCTTAGATCAAAATGGAAACGTTTATGCTGGAGGATTTTATGAAACTTACGATGGCAACCCACAACACCTTCTCGTAAAATTTAATGATGATGGAACGAAAGATAATTCTTTTGATGTAGGAATTGGATTCGATGAAAATTTTAATGGTAATCCAAGAATTATGGATCTCCTCACTGATGGCGAAAATGTTTATGTTGCTGGAAATTTCAGCATTTACAAACAAGATATTCGCTGGAATCTAATTAAGCTAGATGCATCAGGTGATTTAATTTCAAATTACAAGATGCCCTTGCCGTATAAAACTTATGGCATTAGCAATTCTAATAATGACATGTTTGATGGTGGTCATTATATTCATACAAACCTTACCCAAACATTTAGTTTACATCAAAAAGATAGATCTAATGTTTATACCTCAGTTGCAAATACGCATACACCAATCGGAGATGATGGATCACGGTCTAGCGAAAATTTCTTGCCCGAAAATCAAGACGGAACAGTTGAAGATGGATCTGCTTATTTTGGTACTGGTAGTTCTTATTTTACGAATATCTATCCTGGATTAAGAGTTTTGGTTGCCACAGGAGTGACAAATGATGTAAACGAAATTTCAATACTTGGAGAATCGGCTGATAACCCAACTATAATAACTTCTACTGTTGAGCTAGACGGAGGATTTACTGGTTTTGTTCGTAAAGAATTAAATGGAGAACCGATATCTTTACATCAAATGATTATCGTGAATGGAGATGCTAATTCTGCAGCAATAAATTATAACACAACCGGAGGCTATAATGACTTTGCAGTTACAAATATAGCTGCCGATTCAATCTTTATTCTAACAATGGCTACTGATGCTAGTGATGCAGAAATTACTGATGAAGAAATTACTGCGATAGGCAATAAATTTTTATCGGTAATGAATGTAGGATTTAAAACTGTTGACATTGATTTGAGCCCAACTCCCGGTTTCATTCCCGCTTACGGTCGTGGAGAAGGAAGTCTAGATACAGCAATTTTAAATGGCAAGTCTTTACAAAGAACTTGTTATCTTGAAACTGTCAACAGCCAAGGCCAGAGAAAAGTTGTGGCGTTTGTCGATGGAGAAGTTGTAAACGATCAAATCCAAGCACTTGAAGACTATCTATCTGTAAAGAAAAATTAGTTTTTCGTTAAATGTAAGGCTACTTTGGAAACACAACAAGATTTTCAAAGTAGCCTTTATTTTTTTTATTGTCTAAAACAATATCACCAAATCTATAGTCGTTTTCTGCCATCCATAATTGAAAGTCGTTTTTGTTTTCATCCTGAACTTCAATAAAAATAATTGGCTTGTTTTTCTGTATGGTATTTTTTAATCCATCAAGAACATCAAGTTCCATTTTTTCAACGTCGATTTTTATAAAGTCAATCGCTTTATCTGCAAACAAGACATCTCCAGGCACAACTGTTATTTGTTCTCTTTGAGAATCAAATGACTTAGAAACCAAACTAGTTGAACCTAAATTATTTTCAAAGTTCTGCGAAGCATATCTTGTTTCATGCTCTTTTCCTAGTGCCAATCCTATGTAGTCAACGTTGACGTTGTGACAATAATTTAATGCTAAATTGGCCAGAAGCATTTTGTAAGCCCTCAGAATAGGCTCTACAGCGTAGACCAATTTAACCTTGGTGATTTTACTCCAATAAATCGTGTGGCTTCCTATGTGGGCTCCTACGTCCAAAATAGTAGAATCTTTGTTTAAAAGCGTAGAAACGTTTTTTAACTCTTCTTCCTCAAAAAAATGACCTTGCATCATCTCTCTTTGGATGAAATCGTCTGGATCGTCAAAAATAAATCGGAAGTTATCCATGGTATTTACTTTCTCAAAAATCTAGAGAAACAAAATAAAGCAAAACTAAAGCTGTTTTAGAAAAGAGTTTGGTTTTTATAAATAAAGTGTAGTTTGCAATTATTGCAAGTACTTTTTTTAAAAGGAGTTCAAATATGGCTGCATCTTCAGTAACAGGTACAGGAAATGGATCTGCACAGAAATCTTTCGCACAGCTTGTCAACGGAGTTGTGAAAAGCGAAAATTTAGCTAAGGGCGCTCTCACCAGTTCAGGCACGATTTTCAAAGCTACAGTAACGGGCAACGGAAGCGCTCAATCAACGGCTCATGGTTTAGGTTGTGTGCCAGCTATTGTTATGATTTATTCTAATAATGATAGCGTCACAGTCACAGAAGGCGCTCACACCAGTGAAAATATTGTTTGCACAGTTACTAACAGCAAAGTTTACAACATTGTAGCTATTGCCTAGTTTTTCTGTTTTCTCTAAAAAAAGAACCCGTATAGGCAAGCCTAACGGGTTCTTTGCTTTTCTGCTGCATCAAGACTTTCTGGCAGAATTTATTTTTTTTAGCTCTGATCTTCTTTCTTCAGTCATCGGTGCTGCTGATCTTAAAAGATTCGATAAAGCATTTTCATGAAGAGTCTCTCCATTGCCATGAATCGCAAAAGATTGCACATGACTGTTCACTAGCCCGGTTTTTGGCGTTAGCTTGGTCTTTGCTCTGTGTTTTTTTGCCTTGAAGGGAAAATCAAAATTAACACGATTACAGACATGGCCAAAGTTGTTTAGATTTGCCATCGATGTTGTAGAGTTGCAATTGCTTCCTGTTTCGTTTTTGTAAAAGATAGTGGATTTCCCTTCTGTATGTGCTATAAATCTCTTCGTAAATTCTGGAAGAAGCTGCATCATTTTCTTGTTCCTGAAGTAAACAGCCACCGTAAGCCACCACCTAAAATGAACGTTTGCTGGAGCCGCAGTCTTAGGAAAACCTGCTAAAATCCAACATTCTTCGTAAAAGGCTACCATCTTAACCATCCATTTTTTAAAGTTTTTTAGCTGGTTTTCAAACTCTTTTCGACCCGACTTTTCTAAAAAGTTTATGAAACGCCTTTCAAGTTCACTTTCCTTTTCCCAATTGTTGTTGATATTTTTCTTTCCAACTTTCGGAGAAAAAAGAGAGTCGTCTTCAGAGATGAATTTCCAAAAAGTATGATATTCATCTCTGATTCGTTGATGACCCAACTCACGCTTCTTATCTCTGTCTTCAACTTTGATTCCAAGACGATTGAAACCTTCCTTGTAAATATCTTGAATTACATTCAATTTTGGTTCCCAAAAAATTTCGAAAGTTTCTGGCCATTGATTATAAAATAAAGTTTTTGTAAGCTCATGCGGAGTCGCAACAGTGCCCTGATTAATTCCCATGAAATCTTCTAAAACTTCTGCTAAATTCTCGTATCTTGGAGTCTGAACGCTTATCTCTATCTTCGAAAAAACCTCTTTCCAGTCTTCATGTTTCGCTTTGAAATCTGTCAATCCATAATAAAATCTTTGAAGCCCATCATTTACATAATAAAAATTTAAGGTTTCATCTAACTGATAAAGCACAATCGAACCACGAAGAAGCCTTTTTCTTTCATCTTCCTGATTGGCAATTGAAATTAATTTTTTGCCCCATCTGTCAAAAGCTTTGTCATCCCAAGCTCTTTTTCTTTGATGAGGAGGAATTCTCCACTCTCCTGAGAAAAATTTGTGATCAACTTCTTTTAAGGTGTAAATTTTTATGGTTTCTTCTCTCATTTTTTTTTCCTTCACTTTATTGAAGTTGTGACAAAAACAAATTATAACATAAAACAAAAAGAAAAACAATATATTTTTTTTATTTTAAAAACAAAAAGGATTGCCATATGTCAAAAATACAATTAATACAAGGCGACTGTCTAGAAAAACTAAAAGATATTCCTGATGCCAGTGTCGATCTTGTTTTGACAAGCCCTCCCTATAACATGAATCTAAGAATAAGAAACGGAAAGTATTGCTCTCGTCAAATTATAAAAGAATTGTCCACAAAGTATGAACGATATGATGATAACCTGCCCATGCAAGAATATTACGAATTTAATCGCAAAGCAATAAAAGAACTACTTAGAATTTCAGATCTTACATTCTATAACGTACAATTCCTGACAGGCAATAAATCAGCCCTCTTTCAACTAATAGGTGAATTCCATGATAAAATAAAAGAATTCATCATCTGGGATAAAATAAACGCACAACCAGCTATTCGTGATAAAGTACTAAATAGCAGATTCGAAGTAATCATCGTTTTTCAAAATTTTGAAGGAGAATCAAGACGATTCAAAACAGCTCAATTCCAAAGAGGTACACTCCAAAATTTATGGCAAATAAAACGTGGAACAAAGGTGTCCAATTCGCATGGAGCCGTCTTTCCATTAGAACTAGCAGAACTCGTTGTCGCAAATTTTACCAAAGAAAATGCTACAGTCTTGGATCCATTCATGGGAACCGGAACCACAGGTGTAGCCTGTAAAAATCTAAACAGAAATTTTATCGGAATCGAAATAGATCCCGAATATTATAAAATAGCTGAAATGAGAATCAACGAAAATCAATCCGATCTCTAAATTTTCACCTACTTTGATCTTGACAATCTCATCAGATAACCTAAAGTAAATTGAAGAAAACATCTCAATCCTCTTAGGATCATTGTATGTACTTAGAAAATATCGACGGAAAACTCAAAAGCCAAGAAGTCAAGATCAAGTACGATTGCGATGGCGGCTTCGATATGTGCGGCCAAGAACGGATGCTTAAGCTAAGATACGCAGAAAAGAACTTCCAAGACAACCAAGGAAAACATATCTGCCGCAAATGCTTCATGACCTTCAAAAATCCGGGCAAAAAAGAAGAAGTCAAACAAAAAATCAAAAAGACTAATCTTGAACGCTATGGCTCAACGATGCCGGTGAATCAAGAACATCTCATCGAGCAAAGAAGAGAGCAATTCAAAAATCCAGAGTTCAAAGATCAGTGGGTGGAAAAACACAAAATTACGGCCCAAAAAAAATATGGCGTAGATCATCCCATGAAAACTGAGGAAGTCAAGAAAAAACAACAGGAAAGCTTGATGCAAAATCACGGAGTCGATGTTCCTCTCAAGTCAGAAAAAATCAAAGCAAAAGCCAAAAAGACGATTCAAGAAAAATATGGCGTAGACAACGTTGCTCAAGTGCCCGAGATTAGATCGAAAATGGCAAAAACGACGCTAGAAAGATATGGCGTTGAGCACTACAACCAATTGCCTGATATGAAAGATTATTTGCGAGAAAATTGCAGGGAATGGCTGGCTGAATCTTGGAAAAATCCTTGGTCTAAAGGAACCAAAAGACCAGAAGAGTGGAATCAAAAGCAAAGCGAATCCATTACGAAACGAATCTTGGCGGGAGATCTTAATCCTGAGGACAAACGTTTTTTTGTGACAGGCTGGTACAGTAGCACCAAATGCAAGAAATCAAGAGCTTTCTTTCGATCTAGCCTTGAGTTGACGATGCACTATATTTTAGACACAGACAATAATATTGCTTGGTACGAAAATGAGCCTTTTGCGATTCGCTACGAAAAATCTCCCGGCATAATTAGAAATTATATTCCAGATTTTTTTGCTTTCAGATTCAACGGAATTCCTCTTTTGGCAGAAATTAAACCAGCTTTTAGATTGAGAGAAAAAGAGGTAGAATATAAAATAACAGCCGGAGAAAAATTTTGTCAGGAAAATGGATTCGAGTTCATTTACATTGACGAAAATTACCTTGCTAAACGAAACCTTGATTTACAAACCTTAAAAACTTTGCCACGAGTCGAAATTTGTCAAGCAAGAAAATAATTTTCACAACATGCAAATAAAAAACCCTTCGGCTAGTTGCCGAAGGGTTTCGACGTAAGTCCTTATGTGGCAAGGATTTACCTAAATCACAAAATTTGCGATCGAGAGGCGACCATAGAACTTGGCACCCTCACGGAGTAGTTTCTTGCCGTAGCGGGTCATGATACCCTTACGTGGGCAGAAGCTCTCGGGGTCAAGTACTACTGGAGTCTGTGTGAGTGGCACGTATGGGCAGTAGAAGTAACCGCTGTCCATATAAGAATCACCCTTGTAGCCCATCAAGATCTGGCTTGTGGGGAATAGAGGATCCTTGTATAGTCTCCAACGATTGTTTACTGTGCCAACGTACTGGATGCCTAAGCTGCTGGTGAATGTCTCGCTTGGAGCGGGAGCAAAACCTGCAGTAGCTGTCTCGAAGATCGAAGCGATTTCGGGGCTGGTGACAAGCCAGTTGGCACCACCACGAAGCGTCTTACGATGGATAACGTTCGAAACCTCAACAACCTTGACGTATAGAGACTCATACTTTTCTTTGATGGTTTCACCAAGAGCTGTGTTGAAGTCCCAAGCGGAAACAGTACCGGCATTATTTAGAAGATCGGTGATAACCTCACGATCGATTTCCAAATTGATTTCCTGAGCTAGAACGGCTGTTAGCTCGGCCTCTGCATCCAGATTGTGCTGGCTGCGTAGATCCTGCTGAGCCTCATAGCTCCAGACTGCCTTCAGCTTACGAGTTACGGCTGCAATTTCCTGGCTCTCGATTACGAGGTTAACCTCGGGGAGATCCTGATTGCACTCCATGTTGTACTCGTAAGAAACGACAACCTTAACAGCACCGTCAGTTGTGCCACTCCAGTTGAGGGTAAGAACGCCGCTGCTGTAAACGAGCTCAGAGGAAGTCTGAACTGTAGGGCTGGGCGAACCAATTGCGCTCAATACTAGTGAACCATCGGAAGCAACAGTGAATGTATAAACGGCTACGTTGTTATCATAAATTGTGCCTGTGACAGTACCGGCTAGAACTGGTGTGTGCTCTAGGTTGAAAGTCGAGGTTGTGCCCTGTGCAACTTCCTGGCTCTCATTCTGAACGAACTGATGAGAATAGAAGATGCTCAGATTTGCAGTACCATCGGCTCTCTGCATTAAGCTGTTTGCGTCATCACCGGGGAATCCGCTGTTGTTATCAGCACCACGGATAGAACCCTTGTTGCTGGAATAACGGAATCGGAGGTAATAAACTAGGCCAGTTGGGCCAAGTAGTGGCTGAACGCTGACAATTTTGTTAGCGATTAGCTGTGGGTAGATACGGCGGACGAGGGGGATGCTGATTCTCTTGAACTGAGCAACATCACCACTGTCGGTTGAGACTTCGTTGATGAGTCTCTGGTTCTCTAGAAGAACCGCTGTGGCAGAACGAACATAACGGTCATCAATACCTTCGAGGAGTCCCGTCTTGCCCCAACGAGTTTCTAGCTCTTTTGCCTCGTTTAAAAATTTTGAATTTACGTTCATTTTAGAGTCTTTCCTCTTTCATATTAGTTAGAAAAATTATTGGGTCTTTTTTAGACCTGATAAAACGAGTAGTTGATCTACATCGTTGTTAACAGGTGCTGCATATTCCGATATGACAACACCGTCATCGGCCTTATTACCTCTCCCCGTTACGTTCGTTGCTTTCTTAGTTCTTTCTTTCTGTTCATTGATCATTTCGCTCTTTCTTTCTTTAACAACAGCTTTTCGGCTTTCTGTAATGAGATCCTGAGCATTTCGAACTGCTTCGTTTAGCTTGGTATTCTCCGTAGAGAGACGAATATTTCGTGCTTCTAGAATCCTCATCTGGGACTTTACTTCGTCTACTGTCTTAAGAGCTTCGTCTAATTTCTTAGAAGAAACAGGTGATACAGAGTCATCTGATAGATAGTTAGAAGTTAGATCTACGATCTTGTCGAGAGTAACTTTGTGTTCGATCAAACGAGGATCGCTGAGAACGTCTTTCTTGGCTTGCTCATAAATTTCCTGACCTTTAAACTGTAGGAACTGATGAACTTTATCAACAATGTATTCTTTCATTTCGGCCAATTTCTTGTCATACTCTTCATACATTTCAACTTCGAGTTTCTGATTCTTTTCTCTTTCTTGCTTTAGCATCTGATATGCTTCTTCGTAACCTTCCTCAAGGGCTTCTTTATATTCTTCGCCCTGGATTTCGAGACGGTTGCGAAGATCGTTGATGATTGAATAAGCTTCCTCGTAGCCCTCTTCTGCGAGCTTTTCTGCGTTCACTAACTCAGAAGAAATTTCCGTGTAAGCCTCTTCAAGCTTCTGGTTGTATTCGGCTTCTAATTCTGTCTTGGCTTCATCGAGCATCTCAGTGATAGCGGTTGCTACCTCATTGATCTCAGCTTCGGGCAAGAGCTTTTTTAGCGCTTCTACGATCTTGTCCATTCTCCAACCTCGCTTTTCGATTATTTACTTTTATTGTTATTCCGACCAAAAAAGCAAATACATCTTTTGTTTTTTTAGTGCAGATACATAATATAAGTATGCACATGGTTTTATTTTTGAGAAATAAAATGAAAAAAAAGTCACAAGAAGAGGTAAAAAATTTATTTGCTGAACATGGATGTGAATTGTTGGATAAGTATTTAGGTTCTGGTTTTTCTATGAAATACATATGTGTTTGTGGTGCAACTAAGTCAATTAGCCTTGATAAATTTCAGAAAAAGATTAAAAAAGGCAAAGTGGTTTGCGATAAGATCAATTGGACAGAAGAAAAAGATCAAATTTTACGTGATTTGTATGGCAATTCGACTAGAAGCGAAATGCTCTCAAAAATTTGCGGATCTACTTATGAATCAATAAAACATAGAGCAAAAGTACTAAATCTCATCGGAAACAGAAGCCGCGTAATTTCTGAAGCAAGAAAGAACCAAAAGCCAAAATATGATTACAATATTAATTTTTTTGGGAACAAAACACGACAGTCAATATTTTGGGCTGGATTCTTAGCTTCTTGTTGTAGGATAGATTATAAAAAAAATACCATTTGTATTTCTTTACCGCTAGAAAATCAAGATATTCTCGAAGCTTTTCAGGATGCAATTTGTCATACAGGTGTTTGTAGCAAAACAAAATCAAGAGTTAAGCTTAATATTTTTAGAGCAAAAAAGTGGCTTTTAGATTTAGACAATTTATTTAATTTGAATTTAAAAAGTCCTTCAGAAAGATTTAGTCCTTATCAGTTAAAAGATGCAGAAATACTTGTTTTTGCGGCTGGATATTTAGAAGGTGCAGGAAAAATCCGATACCATGCAAAAGAAAAAAAATTCAGATTAATTTTCTGTGGATCGGAGGAAATTTTAAATTGGTTAAAAATTTATTTTGATGAATTGTGTCCAAGTTTAAAAAAACCTTACTTGGAAATTGAAAAGCAAAAGTGTAATTTGTTTTTTTATAAGTTGGGATATTCTAAATCAAAATACTTAATTAAACAAATAATTTCGCTAAAATTATCAAGATCAGAAGAAAAATGGCGATCGATCAAATTCATATTAGGAGTGTGAACAAAAACTCCCTGGTTTTCACCAAGGAGTTTTTTTTGATTAGTTTCTTTAGTTGATTTTATAATAACTATGAAACATTGTCGCCAGAAATGTACCATTCTTCGACTGCAGTCTTCAAGAGATTAGCGGTGCTTCTTGCGCTTATAGTGCAAGTGTTGACGTCCGAACCTCCGAGATAAAGCAGGGTGCCGCCGCCAGCTTTATCGACTACAACATCTAAACCTTGGGCAACTACTATAATTTGAGTGCCAACTGGGAATGGAACGTCAGCAGTGTAAGGAATTGTAACAGTGCAATCGGTTGCATAGATGTGTTTGCCAGCATCGGTTAGTTCTAACTCATGATTAGTATCGCCGATATTTACTTGAGGATATCCATTAACGGAATCTGTAACTTCTTTAGTAAGATTAGCTAACTTTACTCTTCCGTTGTATAAGGCTGGAAACACGTTGGATGCTGCTCCTGGGCCGGTGCCTTGTGTAGTTTGTGTCATAAAAACTCCTTTTGAAAAAGAACACAATTTATATATTGGTTTTTAATTCAATTTAAATTTTAATTGGGTGAAATTTTCACTAAAGGTCACTAGCCGATAGCCTTAAAGACAACCATTCTCCAAAACTTTGTTGGTTTAAGGCATTGGGGTATCTAAATTTACTTTGTCTGATAGGTTTCCCTAAAAGAATGAATTCAATTTCTCTCATTGGTTCGCCATATAAAGAAGTTGGTTCATCCATCAATATTTTTAAATATCCTCTTTTTTCTGCACTTCTTATCATTGGATACGAAGTAGTGGATCGAGCGTTCATTTCAAAAACTTTGTTTCCGAAACTTAACAGCTTTGAATACAAGATTTGAAAGTCAGTAAAACTTAATTTTCTTATAGATGCGAGATCGATGATTTCCACCGTCTGATCGCCAACTCCAAAAATAGCATACCAATCAGGCTGAATAATGCAATCAATTTCGTTTTCTTCATACCCAGCAAGATCTAACATCTGTTCAAAAGAAGCTCGCCAATCATCTTCGTTTTCGTCATCTTGCCAAAATTGCATATGAGGCGGATAAATTTTTTTTTCTAAATCTTGCACATGACGAAGATTTGCTTGATTGAACGCACAAGCTTCCAGCAAATTATAAAGTTCATAAAATGTTTTCATGATTTGTTTTGACCACTGATAAAAAAAGCCCACCACAAGATAAAAAATATATATCTTATGGTGAGCCAAATTATTTTTTAAAGCTTGTCTTTGATCTCTTTGGTTCGAGATTCAATCATCCCTCCTAAACAAGCCAAAAGAGCTTCTTTAGAAAAAGATTTCTGTGATGATGATCTCGTCGCAGCAGGAGCATCGTGACGATAGGTAACAGCAGGATCAAAGCTTTCCTTTTTGGAGACTACTCTCTCTTGAAAAGCATTGAAAGTACTTGGATCAGCAACAGCATCAAAAGTAATTAATTTGTAACTTTCGCCAATTACTAGAATGCCATTTTCATCACTTCTACCATTTCCTACTCCTCGGCTGCTGATTCCAACTCTTACTCCATCATTTAGCAGACTCTTCAAAAGCTTGCCATAAGGAGTGTTTAGAATTTCGCCTTCGCCCATCAATTGATTGCCTTCCCACCATAGTTTTGTAACTACATGAGAGCAACGATCAAAATGGATTATAGAGTCGGTAGGATGGTCAAGTTCGCCCACCAAACCACGAGCTTCTATAATTGGAGTCAATTTCTTTACATTTTCATTTAGAACATTATACGGGTAAATACGCTTATTTTGGTTGACTGCTTCGGCCTCTTGAAACTTGCCTCTAAAACGAGTCAGCCCTCGACTATTTTCGGCTGACTCATTTAGATTCAAGGTAAATCCACCGTTTGTACAGCAGTCAATGAACAAACTTAGTTTCTCATCCATTGACTTACTCCTTCTAGTGTAAATTTAAAAGCCGACTTAACCCTTCTTATGTGGAACATAAGGATTTTTTAAGTTTGGCCATGTATCTTCTGACTGCCATAGACCCCAATCTTCGTTGTCGTCTATAACTGATTTTTCCTTCATCTTGTAATCAGCATTCTTTAGATTGTAAGGATTGGTTAGAGATGGATAGGTGTCGTTGTTTCCAATGTTACCATGGCCATGATCTTTTAGCTCGGCAGAAAGTGCTTTGCTATAGGTTTTACCGTCAGAACTTGGAGCCATTCCATCGAAATCACCATTAAATTTAGAGGGAGTTGCATCGCTTTGTTTTGCAATCCAATCTAAATGAGGATGAGCACCATTTACCGTGTGGTGAACTGATGCATTTGTCGCATCCCAACCTTCAGAGGAAGCCATTGGTAGATTGTTTTCAATAAAATCTACTAGATAATCTGTCATTTCTTCAATCGATTCGAGATTGATAGTTGCTTCTTTTCTGAGCATAGAAGCACACTCATTCAAGAAATTCTCTGCATGGGATTTGGTCATCTCATCGCCAGATTCAACAGCTAAACGATGAATCTCATGTATGGCCTTATAAAGATCTGCAACCACCTGAAGCTCAGATTCAATCGTTTCGTCAAGAGTTAAATAGTAGTCTTCAATTATTGATTGAAATTCTAAATATGCATCCTCACAAGATTCACATGTAGGAGAAACGTCGTGAGTGGCACCTGCTGCCTTGGCAATTTTCTGAACTTTTTCTACGTGCGTATTGTGAGCAGTTCGTAAAATTGCTTCTGCCATGAACTGACACATTTCATCGTCATAATTACTTACATTTGCAATTTCTAAAGCCTCTCTAATTTGAGTTGCGAGCTCTGTCTCGGTTACATAAAGAACAGATGGCCATTTAGAGACAACTGCGGCAAGAGTTTCTTCAAGAGCAATATTATCTACAACATTGTTATATCTCTTAAGATCCGCCATCATTTTCACAAAATTCTGGTTCTCTTGTAGCTTTTTGGCTGTGCTTCTTAGCACTTTGGATTCAGCGCTCATACACTTCCAATCAAAGCTTAAAACTTTGGCCTCGTTTCTTTTGTCAAGAGTTGGCATGGCAATACCACTTACATTTCCTTTGCCATCAAATTTTACTCGTGATTGTGCTGCTACGGGGCCGAATGCCTTATAGTCTAGATATCCATAAACATTTTCACACAAGCCAGCCCATTCTTTTACCATCATTGGCTTCATTTTTTTTGCATAGAACTGCACTGTTGCTTTCTTGCCCTTAGCACCTTTTTTACCTTTAGCTCCTTTTCTCTTAGATCGTAGGAACGCCATGAATGCAGCCTGATCTTTTTTGCTTTTATGCTTTTTAGCCTCATTTACGTTCACTGCACGGCGGTAAATTGAAGAATTGATAAACTGTTCGAACTGTTGTTCTGCTTTGACTTGATTATCTTCCAAAAGCGAATCAATAAAATTATCAAGAAGAGTTCTTGATGCAATTTGTTCTGTTGATTCCTCGATGACTAACTGTTCGATGTTTTCTAGAACCAATTGTTCTTTATCCAAGGAATAAACGGCATGAATAAATGTGCCGTCTGGAGCTTGATAATTTACATCTGATTCACCAAAAGTAAAAAGCTTAAGGTCTTCTACTCCTAAAGTTTTGGACAGCACTTCCTCAGCTGCAATCAATTCATTTTGAGCTTTCGTAAGTGACGCTTCTTCAATTTTTTTAAAAACATCGAAGCTGATTAATTTTCTTTTCATAATCAATGACTCCCTGTGCTGTTGTTTTCATTTGCTTAAATAATGCTGCAATGTGTTTATCTATTAAACACCTGCTAAATTTTGTTATAAATATCGAAAAAATATTTTACCCGCTAATATATAGCTATGTATTCAATAGTAAAATTAAGGAATTAAAATGAAAAGTTTTCAAGACTATTTAGTATTAAAAGAAGACACTGGCCGTGCGGTAGCTCAAAATATGATAGATTTTCAACAAAGTCTATCTGGGATTGAAAGTGAGAATTTAATTGCTTTTATTAAAGCGGCTTATAAAATTCTAACTAACGAAGACAATAAGGCTTCTCAATTTATACAAATGGTCAGCAGATTTTCAGGCGAATCAGAATTAAATTTAAATCGGTCTGCTTTAATTTCAGCTGCCAAGAAATTAATAGATTCTAGTTCAGGCACGCCGGGTCTAGGAGATCAAACTGGCTCTGCAAATGAAATTACACCACCACCAGCCGATAAAATGGGTAGTTTCTAATTTTTTTTATACCAAAAATTATTTGCTTGAATTAAATTTTGTTCGTTTATCTCAAGACCACAAGCATCTCCGATCACTGAATCGATCGAACATAATGGGCAGATAACTGTCTGCCCATTGTCGGTAAATTGAGTAATTGTAGTTTTGTCTATCATTTTCATACAATGAAAACAACCAACGTTATTCGAAGAATCGACTAACGTTTTATTTTTTATCGCAAAAAATGGAAATCTAGATAAAAATGTCATCTTAATCTCCTACGCTGTAATCAATATCTTGGTAGTCTTGTTCAAGTCCGTAGTTTTGAATTTCTAGATCGTATTTTTTTATGTCTTCTTCACTTGGTTCTGGAAGTAAAGATGGCTTTGTCTTTTTAGATTCTTCAGGTTCAGGTGTTTGTCCTTCTAATTCATTAGGCAACCCAGATCCTTCAAGTCCAGCCATGGGGCCGGTATCTGTCTGTCCTAAACCTTGAATTCCAGAAGGAGAAATTTCGGGGTTAGGACCTCCTGGTTCGGTGCCAATTTCATTACGTTGAGATTGCTCGTCCGAAGGAATGCCAACACCCAAAAGTTGCGGATTTTGAGCCAAAACTTGCAATTTAAGTTCTTCCAGCTTTTGCAACTTAAGTCTAGCAATCATCTCTTCTGTATCTTCAACTGAATATTTTAGAATTTTTGTCATAATATCGAAATCAGACATCAACTGGCTACTTTTTAATGTGCTTGCGTTGCCGTAACGAGCTGTAACAACCTCTGTTCTTGATAACTCTCTCCAATCTGAGGGAGGTGTCATTTTAATTCGAAGGTCTTGAAAAGATTCTTCAGGATATCCACGTAATTGAAGATGTCTCTCGACAATTTCTTGGATTCCATCCTCAAAAGCAGCTTGCAATCTTTCAATCATTCTGGCTATTTTTACATCTTGTGCAGAAAGCGTTATTCTAGTAGCGGTCACATCTTCGTTATTAAGGTAGTTCTTAGGGAAATTCAAACTTGTTAGCAATTTGTTTCTAAAATAAATTGCATCATCAATTTCTCCCAAATTTTCAGCACCGGGAAGAGTGTCAATACGTGTGTTGCTGTTAGGTCTCACCGGCAACCAATAATCCTCATCTTGGGCTGGTGGTTGCCATCGTTCTTCAACCTGATTGGCACCAGCTCCCCCCCTGTTATTAGTAACTTTCCTTTTTCTAAGCTGATCTTTAAGCCGATCTACGAAAGCTTCTGCTTTGAAAGGGGGTAACTGACCAACATCAATATAAAACACTCTTCTTTCAGGCGCACGACTTAGTCGATATGTAACCATAGCGTCTTCCATCATTCTTAAGCTATGAGCAGGGCCGCGTGCAGGTTCAATTAAAGACTGACCATAAGGATAGAATGTTTTTCGATCATCTCCTATTCGGAAATGAACTATTTGACCTGGAGCAAATCTTATGACTGTTGTTTGGCTAATGTCGATGTCATTTAAATCGTCGATTGGACCTTTCACGATAGCTTGATAATCAGGACCCTCTTTGCTCTGTTGAAACTCCAAAAGTTTACCTTTGACAGTTTCGATTCTAAACATAGTCTCAGGAGCCAAGGGTACTGCTTTGTAAATTCCTTCTCTAGGATTTTCTGGATTTACAACAAGCTCTAAAAACCAATCTCCAAACAAGCAAAGATTTTTGAACCAAACCCAGCCATTTCGATTGACATTTAACATTTTTCGGTGAAACAAGAGAAATTCCACCTCTTGTTTAATGTCTTCATTCTCGGTACTAACCTTAAGAATGTTTCCATTGTCATCTTTTTGACAGTTATGTAAAATTACGCTGTCAGTAGCAAAACATTTATGATCTTCAACTGAAATGTCGTATACTTCTTGTTCTGGCCCGTCATGAATACCGATGATTTTTCTCTTTTCTTTATTCAGATGCAGTCTCCGTATTTCCCTATGGGTAAAGCCTTCTTTCTGCATCCAATCTTCAAGAGTGTGCCAATCTCTTTCGCACATTTTAGCAATCTGTCTTGTTGTCAAACCCCCGCCTATCATTCGTGCGACCCTATTGACTTTTTCATAAGATGGGCTAGTATTCCCTAATCTCCAGTCATCAACGAATTGTCTTTCATGAATCCAACCTCTGTGAAAAGAATAAATTCTCGGGTATTGATTTTGCTTTAAATCAGTCTTTGCTGGCAGTCTATAAAAAGGCATTAATTCGTCACTATACTTTAGCTTTCCAGTTTCGACCCATGAGCCATTTTTTAAAAGAACTTTGTGGTCTTCCGTAGCAGTAAAGCTGGAGCCGTTATCTAACGTGATGATTTTGGTTTTTGCTTTTTTTACTAATCTAGGCGCAAAAGCCCATCCCAAAGTATAATCTTGTTTCTTTTCATCATAGCAATAAACTAAAAATCGTTCTTCTGCTCTTTCTTCAGCGAGCTGTTTTATTGGAATGAAGCCGAATGGTGTTGCGATTTTAGTATCTCCGGCAACACAAGCTTCGTCTGAAAAGATTGTTATTGCCGTCTCAATTTCAGGGATGTTCCGAAGTCTTTCGTATTCTTTATACCGCATGGCCCTATTTGTAAGGGTTGTGGTATCAATCATGTCAAATGTCTGGCGATAATTTAAGCCGATCGTTGGATCTGAGCCTTGTTGAAATTCTGCACCAAGAGCATCTGGCTGTACAACTCCCGCAGAACCAAACTGATTTGGATCTCTAGTGGCTGATAAAGGATCTTTTTTTGTGGCGTAACTAAAAAGCTTAAAAAAGTCAGACCAAATAGGCATAATTTTTTCTCTCTTGTAAATACAATTCAATTTTCACAATGTTAGTTATTACTTCAGTTAATTTTTATAAGAAGCCTAAATTATGAAGAAGTTAATTTTTGTTTGTAGCCATTTACATTCTGGTTCTCGGGAATTATGCGAAATTCTTGATGACCACCCGAAAATTCAAATTTGTAAAAATTTTGAAAAACAAAACTACGCAAATCCGTTAGATCTGTTTCAGGCAACTTCGGCACCACACAAGTTGCAAAATAAATCGGCCATATACTTGGATCATCTGCTTTACAACTATCAATTGAGTATGAAGTCGGCAT